AATTCAATGCATAGTTTGCGTTTGCTACAGTGCCGGAAACATTAGCACCACTTACTGAATAAGCAATATTTGCAATATTTGCAATATTTGCAGCAGAGACCACGCCAGTTACATTGGCTCCTGCTACCGAGTTAGCACTTGCAGCCACCGTAGCACTATTTGCTGTATTAGCTTGACCAGCGTATAGCGCATAGTTTGCATTTGCAACTGTTCCGGAAACATTTGATCCACTTACTAGATACGCAACATTTGCTATAGCCGCTAAATTTGCGTAATTTGCAGTATTAGCAAAATTAGCGTTGCTGATGTTTCCAGAAAAGTTACCAATAAAGTTATTAGCACTTACATTACCTGTTACTGATAAATTTGTTAATGTTCCAAGGCTCGTTATATTTGGTTGACTATTTCCTACTACTGAATTTGCGAAATTTGCCGAATTAGCATTGGTAACAGTGCCAATGAAATTGCCTAAAAAATTCGCTGCTGTTACATTTCCTGTTACTGATAATCCTGTTAGTGTTCCTAAACTAGTGATATTAGGCTGTGCTGCTGTTGTAAGTATACCGGTAACTAAATTACTAATTAATCGATTAGCGTATACATTATTACCTACATTAGCATTACCTGTTACTATTAAATTGCCTAAAGTTCCTACGCCGGTTATGTTTGGTTGATTGTTGTCTATAATTTGACTTGCGTAATTAGCAAGATTAGCATTAGATATGACACCAACAAAATTACCTACGAAATTACTTGCACTTATATTTCCCGAAACATTTAATGTAGTTAAAGTGCCTAAACTTGTGATGTTAGGTTGTGATGCTGTGCTAATTACTCCCACTATCGTGTTTGCTGTAAGTCTATTGGAGGTAATATTATTACCAACTGCAAGATTAGAAACTACATTTAAATTTTGTAAATTTCCTACTGTTGTTATATTTGCTTGGGTAGCAGTAGTCAAAATTCCAGATAGATAATTTGCTGTTACTAAGTTGCCACCGTTTACATTTCCAAAAATTCCATTTCCTGAAACAGTGAGATTGCTTAAAGTTCCGATTGAAGTAATGTTAGGCTGAGCAGATGTTACTAATGAACCAGTTAATAAATTAGCTACTACATTATTTGATGTGATATTTCCTGTATTAGCATTTAAAAAAGAAGCATTACCTAAAACAGTTAAAGTAGCAAGATTACCTATCGATGTTATATTTGGCTGTGCACCGGTCGTTAATGTTCCTGTCAAAAAGTTTGCTGAAACATTATTTGCATTAGAAATATTTCCTACTAAATTACCTATAAAATAATTTGCTATTGCATTACCGTCAACAGTGATGAGGTCGGTAAGTATTTCAGCTACATCGATAGTCTGTGCTGATATATTTGAAACCGCCAAAAGTTCGAGGGCTGAATTATAGAAAAAGTTAGCATCGGCGCCTAAATTACCATTATTATTATATTGTATCTGCTGATTTGATCCTGCAGCAGATACTTGAAATGTGAATGGATCCCCGTTACTATCTAGATAATTGTCAGTAAGTATTCTAGTTACAACAATATTTCCCGACAATGATAATACATTAGAACTGTAATCAAACTGGAATGCATCGCTAGCACCGGCATTGCCTTCTTCATTAAAAAGTATAGATGTATTTGTGCCAGGCACTACAAAATTGCCTGATACATTACCTATAACATTACCTAAAAAATATGATGCTGTTACATTTCCTGAAACATCAATTATATTTGATGTTAAGTATGCTATAACCGCGCGGTTAGAGGTTATGTTTCCATTGGCATCTACAACTGTGATAGGAGGTATACCTACAGAATAGCCACCTAATGTATTAAAGAGTTCAGCAGACATTAAAAGTTCCTAAATCGCACACCATGATGTATTTATCAAATTATTATTATATAATAAATGGAAAAAAGATTGGAATGTAACTTTATTTTTATTAAATAACAATATGTTGACGCAGCAACCCAATAGACCTTTTTGCCAGCATTGTAAAATCGTCCTTGCTAAACCTAACGGGACGAGCAAGCACGGATTCAAAAAATGGCACAAATATTGTTCAAGTTGCTCAAAATATTTTTACGATAAGAAATATAAACATCTAGCAGTTAAGAAATCGATCTGCGATTCTTGTGGTTTTGTTCCAGTCGATATGTGCCAGCTAGATTTGATCTATCTAGATGGGGATCAAAATAACAAAAAGAATTCTAATCTTAAAACACTGTGCGCTAATTGCAATAGGTTATTTCAAAAAAATATCAAGAAGAGCAAAAAGAAACTGTTAGACATAACAGTAGATGCCGATGTGAGACTATAAAACAAAAAGCACTCCGAAGAGTGCTTTCTGAACTTCCCATCCCGAGAGAAGATTTTTACTGGAATGTAAGATTCTGAACTGCGATCTCACCAACATAGTCAGCAGCGTTACCGAATGATGACGCTGTGTTTGTTAATTCGATGTAGCCGTATCTTGTCATGAATGATACGACTGGCTCGAATGTTGATGGGTCTAGAACAACACCGCTGCTCATTAAAGGAATATATGGGCAGTAGAATGCTGCTGCATCAGTCTCGCTTGAACCTTTGTAACCAACTAGAACAGGTTGTGTGTCAGGAGCATATGAGTCAACGAATACACGCATTGCACCGTTCAATGTACCAACAAACTTTGTATTTGTTGGAGCTTCGAATGTACCTTCTGTTGTTCTTGCGAAAGCAGAAGTTGTTGCGGACTGTAGAACTGTTAATGCTGCTGAAGATACAACTGCCCAGTTACCAGCACCACGACGGGTACGCTGTGCAATCAAGTTTGCAACACGGTTGATTAGAACTGCTAATGCAGCATGCTCGTCACCAACATAAGTTGCTGTACCTGATACTGTTGCTTGGTTGTATGTGAACTCAGTTGAAGCTAGAGTGCGTAGAGATAATAGGATCTCTTGATCAATTTCAGCAGTGATCTCTTGTGCTAATGCTGCCATGATCTCTGCTTCAACATCGATACCGTGTTGACTCTGTGCATCTTGTGCAGCTTCAAATGTCCAGCGTGCCTGTAACTTACGGCTCTTGGCTTCAACTGCCTGACGCAAGATTTGTACGCTGATCTGCTTACCGCCGTTACCTTCTAATGATGCTGTATCAGCACCAGTATAATAGTTAGTGCTTGTTGCACTTGAAGGAACGCGCGAGTATGCCTGAGCGATTAAGAATGGACTTAATGCTTCTTGACCTGCTGTTACAGATGTTTGTGCTGCTGAGTTATCTGTTAAAGACTGTGCATATCGAACACGCAATGTGTGGATTTGACCAACTGGTCCTGTCATTGGCTGAACACCAACTAGCTCATTAGCGATAACTGTTGGCATTACACGACGGATAACTGGAAGAATCACACGGTTAAGTGTTGCGATGTTTCCTGCTGTTGTTGTACCTGCTGAACTTTCAGCAAGTAACTGCTTTTTGGTGTTTTCTAAGATAACACCCATAGTTGAACGACGAGTTCCTTTTAAGCCTTCTAGTAGGGCCTCTTTGGTCTCGTTCCAACGGCTTTCTAAGAGTACTTTAGACATTTTATTTTTCTCCTAATCTATGTCAAATTAAAGCCCTGCCAGACGCTTAATTTCGATGACATTATCTTTGCCCTCGAATTCAATTTCGTGCTTTTTGGCAGATTTATCACCAGTTACTTCAACCACGCTCTCACTAATCATAGCTTTTTCAGCTTTTTTACTAGCTCCAGTGTTTAGAACTGCTGGTAGATACTTATCGAAAGATGCTTGCAATTTGGTTGTCTGCACACTTTCAAGTAAACTTCTCATTACTTTAGCTTTCTCTTCATTGAGAGTAGATAGTAGGTCACCCATTACCTTCTCACGCTGAACAGATTCTTTGATAATGCGAACTTCACGATCCTTTGATTCAACTAATTTCTTAGTCTCTTCAGTTTGTTTCATTGCTTCGGAAAGTTGAGCTTCTTTCTGAGCTAACCTTTGCATTAGCTTCTTAGTTTCTGCCTTTTCACTTAAATGAGTGACAGAGAACTCTCCTGCAAATGCTTCAAATATCTTGCGTCCAAAATTATTTTCTTGGGCAACTTTGATATCTTCTTTAAGTTGTGTTAGTTCATTCCTTAAATGCGATGATACAACAGAACTCAATTTCTTAGAACTTTCAGCTACAAATTTAGCTTTAAGTGCTTCTAATTGTTTTCTGCCTTCAGCAACTAATCTGACCTTAGCTTCAACAACAGCTTGTTTATCTTGTGCAAACTCTTTGATTTCTCTTGCAAGTGCATGTACGATAAATTTCTCAAGCTTTTCTTGATTTTCTTTCTGAATCTTACGATCTGCGCGTAATTCTTTGATTTCTTCTGCTAACTTTGTTACCATAAAATCATTAAACTTTGCTGCATCTTCTTTAAGTTTCATTCTAGCTTTAACACGGTCTTCATTGATTGCTTTTTTCTCCTCTTGAAATTCTCTAATTTCTTGAGAAAGATTGTCAGTAATCATCTTATCAAGGGCTTCTACCATCACACTTCTATCATGTTCATATCTTTGTGCAAACTCATCACGGAGTTCTGCACGAACTTGTTCACGGGCTTCATTGAGTTTTACTTCCCAAGCTTCGTTAAGAGCCTGAGAAACATCTTCGTTGATCAGTCCGCTTTCAAGTAATGGTTTGATAGCATCTAACATGCTGATTCCCCTTATTTGATTTTAAGTTCTGTAATCAGACGAGTTACCTCATCCTTTAGGAACTTTTGAACTTTTTTGTCGCCTTTAGCTTCTTTAACAACATCCAACACTTTATGACCATTCTTCATATTCATGAGACTTTCATAAATTGCTTTTGGATATGCGTTAGGAGCACTTGGCTGAGCGACAATATCTACAGTGACGATTTCAAAGTCACTGACACGGCCATCTAGATCGTTTACATTACCACTACCACGACTAGATACACCAAGTTTCACACCACTCTCCAACATAGTTCTTACTAATTGACCCATTGGAGTTGGAAGAATTTTTAATTTACCGTACCCATTAGGACCGTCCATCCACATACTAGTAATCATATGAGATACACGATCTAAATTAATCTTGAGATCATCAGGGTGATCTACTTCCCCTAGAACTGAAAAACCTTCTGTGATTTGCTTATTCAATGTATCAACGGCTGATTCGATCTCAGAAACGGGGTAAACACGCTCGTTTGCGTTCTTTACCCCACCCTGAATAAAGATACCCTTCATATAAAGGGTCTTAAAGTCACCGTCTTCCTTGACAGACTCTAGAACCATATTAGCTCTATCGAATGTCAAGTGTTCTTTGAGATACAAAGCCATTTGCTC